GGAAGAACATATTTAAACCATCCACAAATAACACCTTAGAATTTCTAGTTCTAAGGTGTTTAGTGGTATGTTCCAAATTTACTTCATCTAATAAATTCTTGTATTTGTTATTCACTATTCTACTTCATTTGGTAAATTTGTATCAACTTCCATTGCTTCAATATCGTATGTATCCTTTTTATATTGAAGAATAGTCGTCTCACAAATCTTTTTATAAATTTGGTCTCTTAACTCAGGTCTTTGTTGCATCATTACAATGAAATCCTTCGATTGGAATTTCACAACTTCACCGGTATCAGTATCTACATACTCATACCAAGCTCCACCTTGTTTAACTAACTTATTATCTTTTAATACAGTTAGCCAGCTACCATAGTTATCGATACCTCTATCGAAGTAGATTTCGAAATCTGCCGAACGAAGTGGTGGCCCTAATCGGTTCTTAACCACTTGTGCTCTTACTGAGATTCCTACTACTTTATCCGTTCCACCAACTTTAGTTTTAATTTGTCCAACGTTCTTCAATCTTAAACGAACCGATGCGTGGAAAGCCAAAGCCTTACCACCACTCGTTGTCCAAGGGTCACCGAACATTACTCCTAACTTTTGTCTTAATTGGTTTGTGAAGATAACTGCAATTTTCTGTCTACCAATTACATTGGTAATCTTTCTCATTGCCTTAGATATGATAATAGCTTTATCGGTTGCATAACCGTCTTTATCATAATCCGATTCCATCTCTTTCTTAGTAGAAGCCGCCGCAACGGAATCCACAACGATTGTTACTAACTTATCTTTTTCAGATGTTCTAACCTTCTCAATGATTGTTTCAATTGTTTCAAAGATATCCTCAACTGTATCTACACTCACATATAGAAGTTTGGATACATCTACTCCGATTGCATCAAAGAATTCTCTACTTACCGCAGTTTCAGTATCAATCAATACTGCAACTCCACCTTGCTTTTGAGTTTCCGCTAAGATGTGAGCAGAGAGTAATGATTTACCGCTCTGCTCCAAACCTGTGATTTCAGTAATTCTACCAACAGGTATTCCACCATACGGGCGATTAGAAATAGCAACATCCATCATAGCTGCTCCGGTTGAAATCCATCCATTTACATTGGTTGGTGCTCCATCGGAATCATCATCTAAGAAGAAGGCGATTTTTTGGTCTTTATTTTTCTTGTTCAGACTATCGACCAGAATATCTGCTAAATCAGTTTTTGCCATAATTTATAACTTGTTATTATTTGAATAAATCTTCGAATGCATCTGCTACTTGTTGAGTAGTTTTAGATACAGGTGTCGATGGTGTTTCATCCCAAGGCAACTCTTGTTGAGTAGCTGATTGTGGAATCTCATCATCTAATTGGTGAGGCTTTGTATCGAAATCAAATGAATCACTTACACTCTTTTCTGTTTTAGCCACAAGTGTTTCTTGTGTAGCAGATTGTGCACCTTCATCAGTTGTGTTTCCAGCTAACCAATTTTCTAAGATTTTCTTCAACTCATCATATGACAATTCTGAGTAGATAGTTGTGATTTCTTTTTCGTTACCAATCAACTCCTTAATCTTATCATCGTTCTCATGCAACTTAGTAGTTGTAGGTTTAACTCTGATAGTAGTAGTTGGGTAAGATGCTCCGCCTTCCGCTGCTGCGTAATCTACAACGATATCTCTACCATTGATTGGGTCGGATAAATCACCGTAATCTGGGTCTGCGAAATAACCCAATAATTCTTGATAAACTGTCTTACCAAATCCCCAAAACTTAACACCTTCACTTTCCTGACCTCTTACGATTACGGGAACAAAAGTTCTCAATTTTGGCTCCATTTTCTTAGCTTCGCGGTAATCATCCTTTCCACCCATTCTCTTAAGTTTTTCTGCAAACTCTACGATAGGGTCAGGTCTTCCGAATGAAGCTGGTGATAAATAGGATTTGTTGTTGATGTTGTAGTGAAAATACAATTCAATAAAAGGAATATCCTTGTTGAATTTGTAAGGTACTAAACGGATTTGGTGTTTACCAACTGTTGGCTTCCATAGTGAGTCAGCCGTTTTCTGTGTGCCCTGAAGTTTGTTCAGACGGGCTCTGATTGCATCAATGTTTGTTGACATGCTTTATTTGTTTTATGGTTTAAAATTAAGTTTAATGTTTATAGATATAAATATCTTTAACTGATAAACTTAGAACAAAGATACACTAATATATCGAATATTCCAAGCTTTTTTTAATATTTTTTTACTAAAATATTTCGTCTTCTAACTCTTTGAGAGTCAGTTCATTGCACCCCTTATTATCCTTACATTTTTTGTAAGCATCGTATAATTTTTTATGACGGTTGATTCTCTGAAGAACATACCATCCATCATCATTTGTGGTGTAAATAGATTCCCATAGAGTTAAATTCTCTGAATATGGGTGTGGTTGATTTTGTGCCCAATTTTTGGCAGCAGTAAAACCTCGTGGGGTTGCAGGAAATTCTCCTTTAGGTGTAGGAGTAAAGAATGAGATGATTTTGTTTAAAAACTTTTTCATAAAACGGAAGGAGTTGGGATTCCCCTATAAATATATACAAATATACGAAAACAATTACTTTATCCAACCTATTTTTTTACCTTCCTTTTTTCTTTTCTCCCACTCTTCTTCTGAACCAGGAAATCTCCATGCCCATACTATCCAAAACAGCATAAATCCACCAATACCTATAAGTGCCACAGGTTTATGTAATGTAAATAATAGAATAATATAGCTGATAATCATAGTGGTTACCATTATCCATTTTACCTTTGTTGGATAAATACTCTTTTCTTCCCAACGAATTAAATGTGGTGAGAACTTAGGGTGAGTATGTAACCAATGATTTAACTTTGGTGAACTCTTAGCGAATGCCCATGCTGCTAAAATTACAAATGTTGTCATAGGTACACCAGGAACAATAGCCCCAATGTATGCACAACCTACGAATAGTAAGCCCAACGCTCTCCATAACCAAACTTTCATTTTATTTATTTTTATTTTTAAAAAATTCTTCTACCTTTTCCTCTAAAAAATTAATTGAATCAGAATCTCCTGTCCAACCTTCGTATTTGATGTAATACTCAATTAGATTAGGATTCTCTTCTAATCTTTGTTTTAACTCACTTAACTTAGGTATGTATATGTTAATGTAAGTCATTATTTAGCCCATTTTCCTCTTTGTACTAATTGTGCAATGATTCCATATACAGATAAATCCTGATAGGTATCATCTACCGCTTCTCCCACATTATCCTGCTTACCTAATACCACCAATTGTTTCAATCTCTGAATCTTATCATTCATTCTAAACCACAATCCTGTTTGAGATAATTTTCTCTCCTCCTCTGTAGCTAACGATGTTCCTACTGAGATATTACCTGGACCGTAATTAGATTGTTTAGCGCAGAAGGTTTCATATCCTTCTATCATAATCTTTTTGTATTCCGCTGTCATTTCGGGATACTCCTGCTCTATTTGAGCCACCACTTCTGGGTTCTTATAGTTGATTGTCATAACATTTGGTTTATAAGTGTAAAGATAATAAGAAAATTTTACATTTCCAAATTATTTTACCTTTGGTTTTTCTTTATGAATTTCAGATGGGTTTACGTTTGTAGGTCTCACTACTGTACAATCACCTTGTTGATAATCATTAAATCCAACATCATCTTTGATTTTCATATAGCAAGGATTTTCTACACCATCTAAGTCTTCTGATTCACATTTTACCGCCTTACCTTTGCTAATACTGAATTTTTGATTAGAATTCTTAAAATTAGTATAATCCAAATCGTTATTGTAAAGAACTTCAGAAATTTTTTGATTCCTATAATATATTTTCATTGTTTCTTCGAATCTTACCTTTTCCTCATCACTCATACAATCAAGCACTCCAAGACCCTTAAATTTGTTCAATACGGCTTCAACTCGTCTCTCTGCCCAATCTTCAGCAGCTTTTAGTTCTTCTTCGGTAGCAATTCCACTCTCTACCATCCATTTTTTATCATCTTCTAATGCCGCCTTCTGCTCGTTAATTTGCTCATTTGATGGAGGGAAATTAGGAGGAGTTTGTTCCTTTGGGTAAAGGAAATCAAATGTCGATAACATTCTCTTACCTCTGTTTCTTGTTTGATTGCTTTTGAACCTACTCTGTCTCCATTTTTCTTCACTTACTCCAGCTGCACCACCTTGTACTTTTACACTAATTCCACCAGAGAATTCTAATGTTACCATAAGAAATTCTAAATCAGTTTCATTTTCATTAATTTCATTTACAACTAATACATCAGCGGTTTTAAACGCTTCATCGGCTGGTAAATAAACTGAATTACCCTTTGCTATTAAGCTCATTGCAACTTTAACCTCCGCGTAATCAGAAAGCCCATCTCTAAAATCTTTACTGTTAAACATATCAGTTAGAAGTTGATTTAAAAGTTCCTGATATTCTTTTTGCTTTTCAGGATTATTTTCCAAATCTTCATCTTCAAAATCTTTAAGCTTTTGAAAGGTTTCCATTACCTTTTGATTTTCAGGTAAATCTATTTTATCTCCTAATAATTGAGTAAATTTATCAATCGATTTATCTAATAATTTTTTCCTAGCTTCCTTTCTTCCTTCAGGTGTTGTAGTATCACCAATATCAACTGTTTTAAATTTTCCAGGTGGTTTTTTAGAAATTTCTGCTTTCAATTGTTTATATTCATCAATACTATCATTTCTACTTTTAATGGAGTTGACAAAATCTGTTGCTTTTTTCTCTAATTCTTCATCACTAAGGTTCGGATTACTTTCTTTTAATTTTGCTTTTGTTTCTTCAATTGTAGGAACTGCTAATCTCTTATGTGTTACTCCATTGAATACAACTGTATCTTCATCAATTATTTCAATTTCAACGTATTTTTCTTCTCCTATGATTTTAAGAGGTGTTCCATCTTTTTTACCAACTGCACCCTGTCCGGATTTACCAATTGTTACACCATATTTTTTACCCGAACTCTCAGCCCATTCTCTACTTGCTTTTCCAGCTCCTAATTCAGCCACTTTAATGTATCCTTGATTAGGCCAATCTCCTTTCTTTTTTGAAGCAATATAGATTTTAACTTCTTTATCATTTACTATTTTAATATAATCTTTTGCAATGACTTGTTCCTCATCCGTCAAATCTTCACCCCTCGTCATCTTACCAACAATAGTAGATATTTGCTCTTTAAGATTATCATCCAAAATTGTATCTTTATATTTAGGTTGATTCATTTTTTTAGCCGCCACATCTTTGTAATCTTTTTTACTAGCTAATGGGGTAACTGAAGTTGATTGTGAATCTTCTCCATCTACATTAGGTGCTTCTTCTTTAGCAGCAGCTGTTGCAGCATCTATATCTTTCTCTGGTACTTCTTTAAATACACCATCTGTTCCATCTTTTACAGCAGCTTCTATATTTTCGTTAAATAATAAATTCCACCATTTTTTACTACCAATTTCAATTGCATTGTTAACAACAGTTTCTACTCTGATATATTTTGCATCTCCATTTGGTGAGTCTGAGTAATATCCATTTCCTATGTGATGCAATACTTTACCACCTTTAGTAGTTGCCGTAGTTCCTATTTTATCATCGGTTACCTTTGGTTCTTCCGCAGGTACTTCTCCATCTTTAGCATCCGCTTTTTTAGCTGCAATTCCCATATCTTCGGCAAACTTATTCGCCATTGGAATCGCATCTTTAATATCCATATCGATAACCGTTGATTTCATTGGTATCGGATTGTTAGGATTCTTAGCGTTATGTGCTACGATTGCCGCCCATCTATGGTGTCCATCAATTACATATCCATCTCTACTTACATAAATTGGTGCAGTAATTTTTGGATGATTAGGGTCTTTTTCTAATGCCCCCATCATACCAATTACCTTCTCACCAACTAAATCTTTTTGAGTTGCTTTTAATTTATCAGCAGGTACTTCAGTTTGTAATACTTTGATGTTCTTCTCTTTCAACATCTCTCTAAATACAGGTTCGGTATCTACCTCACCATCTTTATCAGTTTCCATTCCAGCTGCTCTACTACCATCTACCGCCTTTCCTTTGAATTGAGGCATTTCTTCTCTCGGTATCCCTTGATTATCATCACAATATAAGTTAGTTCCAGGAATAGTAATATCAC